TTGGAGAAACAACACCATTTACAAATGTATTTACTGCGCTCGCAAATTTATCAACAACTGCTTCCATAAACAATTCTTTAGCTGCTTGAGAAACTGTAGTATTTGCCTTCGCAGATAAATCAGCATCATTCATAGAAAGTGCACCAGTTGGATTATAATTTTTACCAAGCATTGTTCCAAAATCCAATTTATCCAACATACCTCTTTGGTCAAATGTCAAACCTTGATATGCAAGTTTTCTAATAAACATTTCTTGTTGTTTATTTCCACCACCAGCTTCTTTTAGTACATCAAAATATGCTTTCATATATTTTGGGTCTGTACCTTTCTCAACTATACCACTTAATGCATATGGGTCATTAGCTAAATCAGGTCTCATTCTTCTCGCCGCTTCATATTTCAACAACTCAAGATTTTTATTTCCACCACCCTCTCTTCCTGCATTCATGAAATTCTCCATAAAATCAGCAGAGCGCTGGTCAGAACCAGAACCACCAAGTTTATTAAATGCAGCCATTATACCAACAATATCTTTTGTTTCAAATTTTTCTTGTCTTGAAGTTACTGAACCTTCAAGTCTGAACATTGTTGCAGCTTTTTCATTTATCAAAGTCAAATCAGTTGCTGTAACACCACTTTCTTTTATACCAGTTAAAACGTTCAGCATTTCAAGTAATGTTTCATCACTTGTTTTCCCTTCTTTGTTTTGTCTGTCTAATTTGGAATACTGACCAGGATTTTCTAAACCATAACCTTTTTCAAGAGCCAATGATTGCATTGTTCTTTTCTGTAAATCATTTGAATGCCCAGATGTTCTTGCAAGTTTTAATTGCTCATCCATAAATGTTTCAGCATCCAAACCATATGCCCAAGCACCTGAATGTAAAGTGTTTTGTATTATATCATCTTTGTTACCTTGACTTCTTAAAGCAAATAAACCTGAAGCATTTTTTTCCAACTCCTGACCATGCATAAATGCAGTACCAAAAACAGCTGCGACAGCTGTAACACTTGCAGCAACTAAAGCAGCTGTTCCACCCATACCAGAAAGTAATTGCATCACTCCACTACCAGCACCACCTAAATTACCTTCAAGTAATTCACCACCAATTTGACCAGCTTCATTTATGCCATGCAACATATGGCTTTTTCTACCTAATAAATGTTCAATTTCTTTATCTACTTTATCAATCTCCTTACCCTTACTTTTAATATCATGTTCTGATGTTGCAGAAAATTGTTCACCTTTTAATCTGTTTCTTTTTTCAAACAATTCTTCAAGCATTCCTTTGCCTCTTCCAACACTTACAGTTTCTTGTTTGTTATCTTCTGTTCTTGTTGTTCTTAGTTCTCCAAGAATATCAGATAATCTTTCAAGTTGTTGTTTTTCATAATCATTTCTTTCTTTTTCTTCATCAGTGTCAGCCTTTGTTTTTGTTGCTCTGTACTCAGTTAATTTTTTCTCATAATCTTCTGGTGTAATTTTATGAGAAGTTAAATCCCATCTTGAATTATTTAATTCTCTTGCAGATTTACTTCTTATATCAGTATATCTTGAACTTATGTCTTGAATACCTTTTTGCGTTATTTCACGCATTATTGATTTTATACTACTACCAACATCTTCACCATATGTTTCTTTACCAGTTACCTTATCAACTGTTGGTGTTATTGCTTTAGTATTTACACCACTTCTTTCTGCTTCTTCTCGAAGCTCTCTTAGTTTCTGTTTTGCTCTGTCTGTTGATACCTCAACATCTATTCTTGTAACTGGCATAATGTCTAATTATATTTTTCTAAATCAGATAAATCACTAAACTCTTCATCAACCTCCTTCTTACTCATATTCACTGTTTTTGATTTTACATTTTCAACATTAGGTAATAAATCATTAAACTCTTCATCTTCTTTTCTTTCCAAATATTCTCTGTATTGTTTGTCTTCCATTAAATCAATACACATATAAATAAAATTGGCAGACAAGTGTTCCTTGCTGCCAAATGGAATATTATATTTCTTACGCCAGAAAAAATCAAACGGATATTTACCGTTCCATAATTTTATGAAATGAGAAAGTTGAGAATCAAAGCTTTTTTTTTATTTGGTAGCATCATCTTCACCAAATTTATCTAAAGATTCTGATATTTCTATGTACCAGGGAAAATATTGTTCTTTAAATATTTTGACAACTTCTTTTGCTTTGAATCTATCAAGTTGCATGTATGACTGCACCTTAAGTTCACTTTGTAACTCTGGTATCATAACACTCAAGTGAGCGATTGCATCAACTAAATCCAATGCATCAGATTGTGTTTTCAAACCTGAACGAGCCATAACTGAATATTGGCTTATACCAAATTCATCTGTTGTTAAAGCCATTTTTAAGCGTTCAATTTTAATTGTTTCTCCCACATTAGGAAAATCAATTTGGTGGTCTTTACCAAAAGCAGAAATTATTTTTGTAGTATTCATATTTTCAATTTTCTATTTTCAAATTATAATGGGTACAAAATTGGTGTTGTGTATTCAAAGTCAACATCTCTTCCAGAGATTTGTCCTTCTTGTACGTCAAAACCTTCTCTTGTTGCAAAACAGCCTTTAATCGAAGCAAATATTTCAAGTTCTGAAGGTATGATACCAGTCACTGGGTCAGCAGGCCCAGAAGATATTTTTCTCATCAAATCAATCTGTACTCCATTCTCTTGTAATAACACAGTATCAACAAACTCATCAACTGTGTTTACTTTGCGCACAAGAGCTTTTGGGATGACCGATTCGGAAAACTTGACAGTATATGCGCCAGCATTTAAAGTACCATTCCATTCAATCGCAGGAAGCTCGTCAGGAGTTAATTTACCTATACCTCCAACTCGTCCACGACGAATGTTTTCTTGTATACGGATATTCTTCATTTTACCAACAGCTTTTCCGTCAACCTTAACAATTGCTAATGGTGCTGTGAGTACTCTTGTGTTTTTATTTGCCATTTTTTTACTTTTTTATTTATTATGCACTTAAGTTTGCGTCAAGCATAAATCCTGTAACAAACAATTTATTCAATGGTCCATTAGGTACAAAACCATAAGTGATTTCGTAATAGTCTTGTTTCTGAATCACACTCACTTTTTCAAATCTGATAATCAAATTATCTTCTGTTCTTGTAGCTGTTTTGAAAGTAAGATAACCTTCAATCCATGCCTTAACATCTGCAGGTGATGCAGTGTTTAAATTACCACCAATAAATAATGGTCTCATATTTAAAACCAATTCTTTATTCAGTTGTTCACCTATTCTCATGATTGATAACTCAGAAGATGTACCATCTGCGTTTATCAAGTTTGAATTTTTTTGCAATGTATTAATTGCCTGATTAATACACAAACCAATATTTGTTACGTTTCTGAGATGTAAAACACCTGCTTTTAAAGCGATTTCTCTTTCTGATTGAAGCATATCGTGTGAAACAATTATTTGTTGTCTCACTGTTTTCCATGTACCATTTGTTTGAGGTTGCAAACCTGCTAATCTACCACAAATCATTGCAGCCATATAGAAAGAATCTTTTGTTTTGGTTGTTGTTGTAAATGGTATTTTTACTTTAAAACCTGAATGCACAACCAAAGCATAAACTGAATCAAAATATTGTGCCGCCGCAACAGATACAGATGTAAATTGAGATACATCGTTTCCACCACCAACAAACATAAATTTCTTAAATTCAGATTCAGTATTTATATGTGCTAAAAGTTTTGTGTTTTCAGTTCCTGTTGCGTTAGAGTTTGTTCTGTCGCAAAGGAAAAATGTATTATCAACTTCTTTTATAGAACTCAATACATCATCATAATCTGTAGAACCATATGTTTCAGTTCCACCAGCTGCAAGTTTTATTGTGTTGTTAGCAGCTAAATCACCAGATGTTACTGCACCACTTCCTGAATTTGCTGAAACTTCAAATCTTTGATTTAATGCATAATCAGATTTTAACCAATTTACAATACCTGCTATTGTATTGAACTCAACAGAACGAGCAATCAATAATGGTCTCGCTGCTGTATCTGCAATTGAATCATATGGGTCATTATCAGCATCCAAACCTTTAAATGTACCTTCATAAAATTCAATAATGAATTTTGCACTATCAACAATACCGGCTTTCATTATCGCACCATAACCTCTTGATAAATTACCAGAAGCTGAAACACCATTTCCACCTGTGCCTTCATTTTTACAACGAACAGTGAATGCACCGTTTGTAAGTGTATATGTAATTGTAGCAGCAACAGTTGTTGCAGCTCTTACAAGAAAAACTTTTTGTGGACCTTGTGCGTTTGATACCGGTGAAAACAAATATTCAGCAATATCCCATAACTTACCACCTCTCACAAAAGAACGAAATTCTTGTATTGTGTTAAATGAATAAATTGAAGATTTTTTACTTGCAATAGTACCATTGATACCAGAACCACCACCGAATCCTGCTCCTGTTCCTGTATCAATTATCATTACGTTTCCAAATGATGCAACATCTGGTGCATTATTGATACCAGATTTAATCTGTGAATAAGCACCTGGTTCAATTATTTGTCTTCCGCCGAAAGTTTGTGTAGTAGGCATAATTATTATTTATTTTTTCTTAGAAATTTTTTGATTTTCTTCTGCGTTGTCTTCAACTGAATCAACTTTTAAATTCGCTGTACCATAAGCAAATTCTGATTTCAACAAACTATGCCATTCTTGTTCAGATTTTTCTTCATCTGAATACATCTTTTTTGCAGCCCAAGCATCTCTATCAGAAAAACCTGTTTTGTTTATAAATTCATCAATGGTCATAATTATTATCAATTTATCCTTACAAAAATACTAATCTCCAGGAATTATGGTAAATATTGTTTTAAATTTATTTATAAATTTCTCTTTATCGAATGAAGGTACAGTTGTTTCATAACTGCAACTTATACCAAGACCACGAACAAATATGTGAGGTGGCATGTTATCCATCTGTATTTGTAAATCTTGACCTGAGAATTTTGGATTTCTAATACCATTAAATTCTATATTAGAAAATGTACTTATTAAAAGCCCCTTAATTACATGATAAATACATATAACCTCAAGAGCATTATCAGAAGTTATCACAGCATGATAATTAGTATCAAACATTCTTGTAAACATTGGTGTTACAATTCTATTTTCATTATCTATTTCATCGTCAATATATCCTTGGTCAAAACCAATACCATCACCGTTTGGTTGTTCTGAAGGCATTGTAATATGTATTGTTGGTAAATGTGCTCGCTGTGCATCGAACATCATTCTTGTTTGAATCCTTCTTTGGTGCTCAGTACCCCTTGTAAAAATATCAACAGATTCTTTATAGAAATTATATTTACCTATTTGTGTTTCACCAAGTAATTGATAAAGTAATGTCCTTTGTTTATCAGTCGTACTATTATAATCCTCAGCAACTACTGCTAAGATAACATCAATTATTTCTACGATTTTTATTTCTGGTATTATCAACATTAATCTAATTTTTGTAAGTAAGTATCAATAGCTCTGTCTGTAATATTACCAACATCTGTGATTTGTAGAGCTTTTTTTGCAAAATTATGTGCCATTATACCTCTGTTAATCCATGAATTTGCATCTGAGTTCTCACTGATTCTTCTGAAAGTAACATACTGCCCTTGTGTTGCTCTCTCATAAGTTTTTTCTTCTCTTATCATACCTTCATAAATTGGTGATTTATGTTGGTATGCAGAATAAGATTTTTTAGTATCTAAATTACTAACAGCAGGTCTTGTTTTTGGTATCTGAAAACGTTTCGGTATTGAATCAAAACTTAATGATTCTGGTCTACTTAATGTGTTGCCAATAATTGTTCTCATTGGTCTTAACGTACGTGCTATCGCAGATATTTCTGGAGGCATTACATTAGAAAAAGCAGCATCTTCACCAAGAGCATTTGCTGTCGCATGTCTGAATGGTATTGTTATATATCGTTTTCCTTTTTTACCAACTTTAGCTTTTGGACTATTCAACATACCTTGTTTCATATCGTATGCACCAACACCATCTTCAATCATGTTAGGAAACTTACCAGTTAACTGAATGAATTTTTTTAATGGTGTAATTTGCCCAATTTGTAAATTGCTTAGATATGCTTTTCTTGAACTATGTAAACCTCTTGCAGCTGATGAATACCAATTATAATATATTCTGTCAGTTATTGCACCAACAACCATTGCACCTAACTCATCAGCTTGCGCTTCCTTAAGAGAAAACTCTTTAGCAAGGTCACTAAGGTCAATTGATATTGGTGGTATTATTGGCATTGACAATTATTTGTGTGTCCACATTTTTTTGGTTTATCGTAACTATTATCGAGTATCAGATTGTTATTGAAATTCTGTGCATCTAAAATATAATGTGCTCTTCTTCCAATAGCAGAAATTGGCATCTGTGCTTTTACGTTTTGACCCTGTTGTGTTCTAACACTTGCAATCATAATATCTCTTGGTAAATCTATAACATGAAATTGAGAAGGGTGTGTATATCTCATACTAATTGATATATCTTCAACATCATTAAATTTTTTATCAAGAATTATCTTGTTTTCTGTTATTGTAAAATCATCACCTTCTTTTAATAAAACAAGTTTTTCATCTGATTTATAAAACATAAAACAATCTTCTACTTCAATAGGTGGATAATCCAAAAATGAAAACACAATATTTTTGTATTGTTTAGGAAATACAGTTTGTGTATGAATTGATTCACTGCACAAAACAGTTATTCTATCCATAAATCCAATTCTATCAACATCTCTTACAGATATTGAAACATTACCCATATTAACTTCTGTCCAATCTTTGAACTGTGTATTCATGTTCATTGATTTTAATACAGCTTTTGTTTTTACCTTATTTAAAAAAACCCAACCACTGCCACCACAGTTTCTACATGAAGAAAGGTTATCTGCCTTCTGTGATTTACATGGACACTTCAATGCTCTCTCTATGATAACATCATAACCATGTGCCCAAATAACATTATCAAACAATTCCTTTTTAAAGAATGCATTTGGTGCTATTCCCAAACTTGGTGCAGATTGTACTATTGCTTTGTTATCATTCATAATTAAAATGAGCTTACAGTAAACCCTCCATAATAATTTTTCAATCTCTCAAGTGTGGTTTTTATAGACTCAAGATATTGTTTTATTCTTGCAGAGTAACCTGAATTTACAGAAATATTTTGACTTAAGCCATCGATACTTATAGATTGTGATGTAACACCAGGAGAAAGTATGATGTCACCCATTACAAGAAACAAATTTAAAGCTGCCATCATACCAACTGCATTTAATAAGTCTCTTGGTACTTTACAAAACCCAGTAACATATGACATCGTCCAATAATTTGGTATATGTGTTGAACCAAAATAACCAAAATTTGGAAGTATACCTTGATATATAACTGAACCCTGTGTAGTTGGTGAATTTGAATTTGGTACAAGATAAATATGCTTATGATATAATTCACCATCAGAAGTTTTTCTTGAACTAAGCCACTCTTTTGGATATTGAACCTGTAATTGTGTACCAAGAAAACCATTCAAAGAAATTGGTTCAACAACTGGATATGTTGTTCTTATATAACCCCATTGTACCCAGTCATTTCTAAACCAGTCTTTTTCTTCAGTAATAATCTGTCTTACAAGTTTTGTATTTAAGTACTTTTCTATTTCTGATTGTGCAGCAAAAATGAAATTCCTAATTGTTTCTTGTGATATTGACTGACCACCTGGTTCTCTTATTGGAATACCATAAAAAAAAAGGTCTAATAATTCTTGGGGAGAAATGATTAGACCATCGTTCTTTTTAAATGGAAGAGAAAATATTAAACTTCCCATATATTATATTTTTTAAACTTTTTCATCAAGATACTTGATAAGATTTTCCTTGTTTAATGTTGCCCATTCCTTAGAAGGCAAGTTTGCCTCTTTTGCTATTTCCTGAAGAGCTTTAACTGTTAAAGTTGACAAATCAATTTTTGTGTTTTCACCAGTATTTTCTTCAGTTTTTTGCTCATCAGTTGATTCAGAAACTTTTTCTTCTTCTGTCTCAGCTTTTACATCGCTTAATTTTTCATCTGGAGCTACTTTTGAGCTACTCTGGGGAGCTTTTTCTCCATCAGCGATAGATAATGTGCTATCAGATTCTAATAGCTTAGATGCGTCAGATTCATTTACTTCAGTAATACAGTCACCATCAAACTGAACTGTGATACCTAATTTAATGTAATTAACCTGTTTTCCTTTTCTGTGTAATAGATTTGTTTGGAGTTTCATTTTTGCAATTTTCAGTTTAAAAAATAAAGGGTGGCTATTTAAACCACCCTTTTGTTAATCATCTTGATTCTTATGCGGTCAAGTCACGTCCGATGTTGATGTAACGAACCATTTTCTTTGGTGCGTACAACATTGGAGTACCATACATCAAAATCATAAATCTTGTTGATGGAGACAATGTCGCTAAGTCCATTTTCATTAATGGTGCTAACTGTTTGAAGCTGTAAACTTCTTCATCAGATTGCAACATAAATGCTTGTTGAGTTGCTGGTAAGAATCTGTTTCTGTCTCTTACAACACCTGCAGCACCACCATCAAAACCAGTAGCTTGTTGAGCAGCTGATACTGAGAATAATGGGTACAATGGAGTTTCTGCTAAAGTTCCAGTTGGGTTTTTAACTGAACGATATACAATAAACCCTGTAGCTGGATATGCGCCACCAGCCGGTGTAAATGTAAGGTCAACTGCATCACCACTTGCAACAGTAACTAATGAGCCACTGATTGGTGTTAATACTGATTCTCCAAAACGGTTAACTGCTGCAATCGCATAGAAGAAGTCACCTGCCTCGGCAGCTGAATTAAACTTAGAAGAAGCATCAACAGGAGAAGCAACTGAAGGTGATGTAACAACACCTGGTGCCTGTGGATTCGTAGCAGAATCTGTTGTTTTTCTTGGAGTAGCGGCATTCAAGAAAATATCATATCCTAACTCGATGTCTCCATACTGAGATTGGAATGATTGAACTTTCTGACCCATAACACCTTCAGTTAATGCACTTGTGTTTGGTTGAATGAATTTGTTTCTGTAGAAATTCTTAACAAAATCTGAAAGAACGATTGGAGGAGCCATCAATAAATTCGGTTGTCCGAAGTTAGAGATGATTGCTAAAGCACCATTCTCAATGTTCTCTTCTTTCAATGCTTTTCCGCGTAAGTCAATTACTACTTCAGAATCAAAGTATGATTGCAAAGTTGTGAAAGAAGCTTTTTGTTGTGCGAAGTAACCATTAAACTCCTGAGGTATAATTGCTGAATCAGCAAATGCCAACGCTCTGTCAGCTTTTCTTAACAAGAACAATGTTCCTGATTTGATTTCAGCTTGAATCGCATTTCCAATATTAGTTTTCACTAATTGCATTGGGTGAGATACACTTTTTGTTACACCTAAGAACTTAACGATTTCCGCTTTTCGAGAATACAGAGTGTCTTCTTCACGAGGTAATTCACCTTCGTTATTAAACACACCACCTTCTGAGCCATAAGAGTTCAGTTGATTAAACTCTTCAACAGTGTTGTAAGCTGCCAATTTTGGTACGCGTTTCCAAAATTGAATATCACTTTCTTTAAAAGTTAAAACCTTTAAAGTGTTTTCAAGTGACTCAACTTTCAGTGGAGCACCACTATAACCATTACCTTGATTGGCGGTAGCACCACCTTGTAACGAGCCCGCTTCTAAAGCTTTGGATAACTCCGTTAATTCTTCTTGCGTCGTATTAGCGTTCCCAAACAATGCATTGTCATCGTTTGCAGCAGAACCATAATCGGCCAAGGAAATTCCTAAATTGTTCATGTTTTGTTCTTTTGTTTTTTGTTTTTAAATCCGATTATTACTGTACGATTAATATATTACTATTTACATTCAAATCATCCATTGCTGCTTTTGAAATTTGACCAGTCGCTTCAAATTTAGTGATTTCATTTACATAAAAATCATTCACTTCACCTTTTTCAATCCCAGACTTAGCCATCAAAATACTTGATACTTGACCTCTTTGTCTTGATATAGAAACTACTGTTTTTCCAGAAGCAGCGTTTGCTTGTTCTTCATTACCAAAAGATTTTTCCAATGCTCTTGAAGTAACAACTGATTTTCTTCCTACTGGTTGTCTTTCTATGTTTTCAAGTTTTTCTTCAATACCTTTTTTAAACTCAGTGAACATATCCTTTATTTCACTGATACCTTTATTGAACTGCTCATTTGCATTTGAAACTAACTCAGTTGTTTTTGCTTCAATTTGTCTTGATGATTCTCTTATCTCATTTTCAAGAGATTTTTTGATTTCATCAGCATCAATATTTACTTCAACTTTAGCTGGTACACTTTTTGCTTTCCTTAATTCAATCTTTTCTTTGATTTCATCAAGTTCTTTTTGTTTTTCAATTAACGCTTTTTCCATTTCATCGTCATCGTCATCTTCATCATCGTCATCTTTCTCTTCTTTCTTTTTTACAACTGGTGGTAATTCTTTTTTTGCACCATCAACATCTTCTTCTTTCTTTTCAGGTTCATCATCAATCATCGCACCCTTTAAAATTTCAGGGTCGATTTCAATTCCTAATAAATCAAGAGATTTTTTGATTTCATCAACCTTATTTTGCTCAGTAATTGCCATGTTTTCGTTTTTTAAAGTTTTACAAACAATATCAGCTATTTTTTTTGCTGTATCAATATCTTCTACAAATTCAAGTGCTTTAGAAAATATATCAAACTTGTTTATAGGGGTAAATTTAGTTACTTCCTCGCAAACCTGTTCGCCTTTTTCTAATTTTTTTTCGTTTTCCTGTAAATTTTTTAAACCTGGTTCAACATCTTCTTTTATAACACCTGCATTACTTGCAGTTGTCATTGATTTAGAAATAACCTTTATGTTATAGTTTCTATCAACAATCAATCTGTCACCATTTGGTTTCACTACATCAACAATAACTACTGTTCCACCATTTGCACTGTTATCTGTTATTGCATATAAATCATCACTATCATCCCAATCACTGTATTCACCTTTTATAATGTCAACAAGTGTATTTGAATTTTTAGGTGATGGTGTTACAGCTACTCCAGTTATCTTTGCCTTCTTCACATACTTATCATCTAAAGTATCTCTTTCAAGAACTTTACCTTCAATAGAAAAACCAAGTCTTCTGTTTGAACCAGATTTTTCAAGTGTCTGTGCTAAGTCCCAAACTTTTTTTGCAAGCTCAGAATCTTTATACAACAGTGCTTCAATATATAAACCACCTTTAGTTATCGATGCTTTAGTTGGTTCACCGATAACTGCATTTGGGTCGTTCTTTGATTGATGATGCCAATTTACAAAACCATTCTTTAAAAAATAATCAAGCTCAAAACCAGAAGGGTCTAATATTTCACCATCAGAATCTCTGTCTGCAGTTGAAGCAATACCTTTGATACACATATCCTCCTGACCAGTTTTTGAGTTTTTTGCTTTCTCAAATTCTAATGGTATAAAGAATTTAAAGTTATCATTATTTGGTCTCATACTTTTCAATTATTTCTTTTACAAATTCAACAGATGTTTGTAATACTCTCGCTGTATTAACAACAGCTTCATCTGGTGTGTATTTTAATTCATTCACCTCTGTTATGTAATGGTCATAGATTTCATACTCAACAAAATCTTGAGTGATTTCACTTTTGTCTAAGTTTATGTCTGTATTATCTGGCATAAAATATATTTTAAGTTGTTTGTCTTCTTCTTCTTGTGGTGACAGGTTTTGGTTCTGATGTTGAAATTACAGAATTTTCCCAACCTATAGCTTGTTCAAATAATATTCTTTCATTTTCCTTACGTAAATCACAGGTACCATTCCAGTCAGTACCAAGCATAGCAGCTTTACCTGCTTTCTTGTTTGAGATGTTAGCCAATAATTTAGCAGGGAATCTATCACTTCCTGGATTTTCATTATTCCACTTATTGAAAATACGTTGCGCTTCAGCTTTATCAGCCTCTGTTATTTCATATGTTTCAAGTCTGCCATCATCAACAATAATTTTTCTTCCATCAACCTCTTCAGTTTTATACCTTTGTACTTTAGGTATTCTTTCTAATTTATCTTGTAACTTACTTATCTCTTCATTGAGCTCTTCTACACTAAGTGTCATTGCTTGTGCACCATTTGGGTCAATTTTTTTATCCCAATTTTCTAAATCTCTTAGTTTTATTTTATCATTTAATTCTGCTTCAATTTTGCTGTATTCAATTTTTTTCATTGGTGTAATGCACTTCTCATCTGTAACATCTGTAAAGTCACTTTCACCTTTTCTTTTTATAAATAATTTATCACCTTCAATTTTTACATCTTCACAATCTCCCTTACCTGGAATTATATATGTTTCACCTTTGTTTATTACAGTTTTTTTACCAGGTCTAAACCAACCAACCATTTCCATAGCAGTTCTTTTGCTTACATGAAAACCCATACTTGCCCATGTATAACCACCAACACTTATGTTTGCGTGAACTGCTAAAAAATCAACATTACTGTCTTTGTATTGTTTATATAATTCATGAAATATTTTCTTACAAAAACCTCCACCTTGATAATATGGGTCTAATGCAAAGAAACTATGTGAAATACCTTTTTTACCTGGCATACCATATTGTCCACCACTTGCCTCATTTCTTTCCATGAACATTAATCGCTTAGTACCTTTATCAACTGTAACACTGAATTTTAATTTACCAATTGTAGAATCAGTTGTTACAATATATTTTTCTCTGATACCATCCCCAAAAACACCATGTATAATTGACTTCAACCCTGTAAACAAAGTATCTGGATTAAAATTCTCCCACTTCTCCATATATTTTTCAAGATATGCTTGACAGTATTCAGTTGTTTTACCAACAAGCTCTGGAAACACATCAAAACCTTTTGCTCTTAAAGCAGCAATTTTTTCTGGTGAAAAAGCTGCCTTTAAAGCCTCTTCTCTTCTTTTAATTTCTTCTTCTGATAAGTGCAATTCAAAATTTTGAAACTCTGACCAAAGAGGACTTGTTGTTCTTGGTATTTCAAAACGTTGCCCTTTTCTAAATGTCATAGGATGACGTTCACTACCAGTACCTGTGTCCCACATAATATCTGTTGTTTCAACAACAATACTTTTAGCTTTTATTCTTGCTACTTTAAAACCTTTACTTAGATTATATTTATTACCAGTAATTGCACCAATAAATCTAACAACAACATCATCACCAACTTTAACAAGATGCTCAACACTTTTTTGATGTTCAAACATCTTCTTTGCTTTAGTTGATAATCTTACTTGTCTTTGTGGTGCTTCAGAATTTGTTTCTGTTGCTGGATTTGAACGACCTTCTATTTGATTTGGTAAAACCCAGAATATTTGAGAAAACGTTGTGCCATCATCTCTTCTTACATTACGTCTAACTGGAACTAAACCCTGTGCTCTTTTTTGTGATTCAACTTCTGACTTTAATAATTCACCAAGTTTCTCATTGTGTTTATATGCTTCAGAAATTGTTTCAATAGCTTTTACAAATTCATCATTTGGAATACCAACTGGTCTATGTTCATACAAAATATGTTCAATGATTTGTGGTGATAATGATTTCATCATCTCATCTTCAGAATCAAATGTTTCATCATTTTCAAAATTCAAAATCATAAAAGATTTTTCAACATCATTGATGTCTCTCTTTTTAGTGAGGTTCATCATGTTTGCTCTTTTAATTAATTGCTTTATTGGAACATCTATCTGATAACAATCAACAAGTTTTGTATCATCACTGTCAAGTTCTAAATCCGCACCCCATCTGTGATGCCCATCAAGAATATAGTTATCACTTGATATAATGTATTTTGTTGTTGAATCAGAACCATCAAATTTCTTAGCAAGTATGTCATAAACCTTATCTTCATCAAGTTCATCCTGTGAAGGTTTTAATTCACTTATTTTCTTAGTAACAATTTTAACATCAGCTTTATCTTTAAAGTGAAGCATGAAGTCTGTCAATGATTCAGAATCAACTTGAGGCAGTGTGTGTCTTTTCCTTCCAAGAGATTCTTTTAACTTATCATTATATTTTAACTTATTTGTTTCTTTCAGATTTGATACAAGTTCTTTCTTTTGCTCCTGTTCTGCTTTCAATATTTCATTCTCTTTGCTCTTCAGAGCGCTAATAACAGCATATAAATCATCTTCGCTATATTTATCGCTTTCTGAAACTTTCTCTCCAATTTCAGCTCTAATCATTATCATATTATGTTGTGAGCTGTTTATAGCCTTAACAAGCTTTTGATTCTTGTTTGGAAATAGCGTATTCTGTATTTTGTTTATAAATCCCATCTGATTAAACATTTATTGTTGTGTTTCCAATTCTTACCTTTACTCTTGAATTTCTTTGTACAACTCTTCTATATTCTTTTGGTTTATTGAAGCTTTGTGTGTTATCATCCCAATCATAATTTGGGTCTCTATAATTCAATGTACATCTGCACCATGGGTGAGTAGCTCCAATAACAGGCAACCATTCAGTTGTATGTCTGCCTATATTTGTTCCATTTGCTTTAATGTCTCTTAACTTAAACAATATTGGTTGTGAACCTGGTCCATCAGTTAGGTAAAGTCTGTTACAATGTTTACAAGCTTTCTCATAAACATCTTTATATACCTCAACATCATCACCATATTGTTGTGCTATCTGAACAGCTCTCCCATTGTCAAAAGCGGAGTGCATAACATAATCAGATATTCTTGCAAAATCACGTGCCCAATCATCTGTTTGATTTCCTAAACTGAGTGCGAGTTCTTGTGCAGATTCTCTGTTTGCAATCTTTGTTTCAGTTGTTGTACGTATTAAATTTTCATAAGCTCTTCTTTGTCTCTGGTCAACTTCAATAAGTGTTGTTTCTATATTTTGACCAATCCTGTTTCCAAGCCCACGAATATCTTTAGCAGCTTGTCTTTGTGCAAACTCTAAAGCGTTTTGTTCAACTTCTGTCAAAGGTAAATAACCAGAATTTCCTATGAATCTTAAAAACTCTTGATAAGAAAGTTGCTCTGATTGTTTTCTACCTAATGATTGGCTAACCAACCCAAATCTAAATGATTGTTCTAATAGTGTTATATGGTCTAATGTATTTACATCAACTCCAAAAGATTTCAACATTTTTATCTCTTCATCAGAAAGTACATTTGCACCAACATTACTTGCTATAAACAAGATGTGTTGATAGTTCACAATGTTTACTATCTCCTGTATTTGATTTTGATTCAAAAACATTACTTACTTTTTTCATCAGTACCTTTTTTTGAAGCCTTTTCATAGCTGTCAATATGTTTATCAACAGCTTCTTCAATTTCAGATTTCCAATCAGATGCAACACCTGGTAAAGCTGACCTTGCAATAACTGTATAAACACTCTCTAATTGCTTTAGTGGCATTTTACCAAAAAGCTCTTTTGAGCTCTTACTGTTTTCCTGTACTATATCTTGTGTCATAGTTATTTATTTTATTTCTTTTTTAACATTGAAGCAGCAACCTTTTCCCACTCCATATTAGCACCAGTGTCCTGTACTGTTTTTATAATTAATGCAATTTTACCAAGTGTTCTGGCATTTAAGTCAGTCATGTCAATATCATAACGATATTTAGATATGAAGTCGCAAGCTTTTTTCTTAATGTCTTCAGATACCTCGATTGGATTTCCTTGAGAATCTTGAAAATCAATAAACTTATAAATTTGCTGTAACCTCTCTGCAGTCTCATCTGCATTCATTGTTAAATCAAGAGTTAAACCACGAGACAAAAGTGGTTGAGGTATTTTTGTGTGGTCTAAGTTTGATATAAATAAAACTTGACCTTGGAATTTAAAACGTTTTGGTAAATACCAGTGAGCTTTTCCTTTATTATCAAGTTCTCTGATTGCACCTGGAATATTTGTATAATCTGTTGGTATCTTACCTGAAACTTTCCAAGTAATTGTTCCATCACCAGTTGTATCTAAAGCTCCTTTTAAAACGTTGATTGCTGCAGGGTCTTGAAGTACTTCATCACAGTCATCAAAGATAATTACTTTACCATTGTTTTCATACAATGTTTTGTACATCTCAGTTGCTGTAACTTTACCTGTCATCTTAACATAGTCATATTCATTCTTCATCAGGTATCTTCCTGCTGCCATTTGTGTTGGCATATCACCAGTATTTTCTTCTCCTTCTTCTCCACCTTCTGCTTGTGTAGAAGCAGCACCTCCACCAGAATCAGATTCAAAACCAGGAATATAATCATGCTTGTCTTCGTTAAAAGCTCTCATTTTATATTGGTCAAAAATCATATTCTTACCCATAAGAGTATATGTTTTACCAACACCACCTGAACCATAAACAACCATTGATTTGCCCATATTTAAACAAATCATTTTTCCAAATAATTCATATGCATCCCATCTGTCTTTAGTAGAAACTTCTGGTAATTTTTCATATGGTACAAGATATTTTTTTGGTTGTGGAATATTTGTTGAAATAGCATTTCCATTACCATCTTTAGCTTGTTGTCCTCCACCAGTCATTGCACTTAAACCTCTTTGCATACCAGGATTTTCTTTTTCCCACTCTCTTGAAAACCATCTAACATCTCCTATTGCAAACCCGGTATAATTTACAATTTGGTCATGAGATAAACCAATCTTGTAAAGAGATTTTATTTTGTTCTTTTTTGTTGGAACATTATGTAATATAAATTGAACTTGTTGAGACAATTTTGCTTCTTCATCTTCTGGTGTAACAACAGTGCTTTCTTCTGATTCTTTACCAGTATCTTTTGCACCTTCTTCAGTTGAAGTTGTATCATCATCTTCAACTTCTGTTGCTGCTGGTTTTCTTGATTCATTAACTTCTTCATGTTTCATTCTTTCAGAACCATCATGATATGGCTCCCAACCAGTAGCTGTTTTTATTTCTTTTCTACCGTTTTTACGGGTCTTAATAACACCAACTGGTACAAGCTTACCTCCTTTCTCAAGTAAGTCAGCTTGTTCTGATGTTATCTCATTTATCTTTTTTGGAACATTCGTAAAACCTTTTATAATGTTTTTTGATTGTTCTTCACCTTTCTTTTTGATTAAATCAAAATTGTCTTTCATATGATTTAGTTATTCTGTGAAATTAAATTATTTTTGCGACCTTCTGTAAAATATTAACTTGAATTTTCTTAATTGTTTCAAGGTATTCTTCTTTGAATTTAAACTCAATATCCTTGTTTATCTGGAATGGAGCCTCTTCTTTGATTTGCTCTTTTTTATCAACTGTCTTTTCCATCTTCTTTTTCTTTAAGTTTAGGAAGGCCAACCATTATCTTTTCATGTGTACCTACACCAGATACATTTCTTTTATACCAACCATCTCCAAGCCAATCGACTTCTTTTCCAAGAATTTGTTCAACTAATTTTTTATCATTAATGAATGGCACATGAAATTTATTTAGAAGTATTTCTGATAACTTACCAGATACTTCTGTGTAATAACCTTTCTTATGATACTGTTTGTCATATTTTTCAAGTAAAGCTTTTTTAGCTTCTTGTGTTCCATCTTGACCAACAGCTATATTTTTTTTACCAAAATCAGTCTTCTTAAAAATCATTAAAGCGTCAGCAAGTGGGTCATCATCAACATCAATTGCTTTAAAGTATAAATTATTGTCAATAATGTCTTTTATTTTCTGTATTTCAAAATGTCCACCAATAGGTTCATATGCATTTTTAACCAATTCAAAAAGATTTGTTGCAATAGAATTTTTCTGTTTCTTTGTCAACACAACCCATTTATTTTTTATACCATGCGTTAAATCTTTAAATGTAGAATCATCAACATGCTTATCTGTATAATCAGTGCCTTGTAAATCTGTAATTTTCCTCCACTTATTTACTGCTATTTTTTTATAACCGTTATGTGTTGTTCCAATTGGATATGCTTTTCTACCTTTTATAATATCATCAACATCTGAAAAACCTTTCAGTATATTTTTTGATTGCTCTTTTTCAAAATCATATAACATTATAACACAAAATTACTAAATAAAAACTTTTTCAATTCTTCATCATTATATAAACCACCAGTACTTACGTGACCATCTGATTTTTTACCATCTATTGTATATGGTTGACTACCTGATAGCTCTATTTTTTTTTCATCTTTAGTAAGGGTAATATCAACATTACTACCTTTACCATAACTATACTCTCTTTCACTTTGAACTTCACTACTATCAGGTTTTGATTCATAATGACTTTGTTTAACAGAAACACTATATCCCATTTTTTCAAATTCTGGAATTAAATTTAATGCCTGTACAATTTTTTTATTATCTGATAAATTATCAGAATGTGTTGTCCAAACTCTGCTACGTTTTCCTTGTTTATCCCAACCTCTTACATCATCAATCTTATATTTCTTAAATAACTTTACAGCATCAAGATTTTTAAAAGCTTCACTTTTAGCTTTTTGTTTTTCTTTATAACTTTCTAATTCCATAACACTACCTCTCTTTAGATAGTTTATAAAATCTTTTCTATCTATTCTTGAACCTGATTTTAAATAAACAGTACCACCATTTCCAACTGGGTCATTTAGGTAGTCAATCACCATTTCAGTTTCATGTGATACATTTATGTATTTTTTACCAGGACTAAAAAGTTCTTCATCTGACCTTTCATAAATTGGTTTTTCTACAACTTCAATTACTTTTCCAAAATCTGGATTTTTACTCAATGTTGCTGAGTATGTATTTCTATAGCTACCCAAATTAACATATGAAGAAACTATATATTTATTATCAGGACTAATAAAAACATTACTGTCAAGTTGTGTTGCTCCATCAGGTCTTGTATTTGATTTAGTTTCTTTGTTTTTCCAACCAAGTTCCCTTAACTTACTTCTAAGTCTTGATTCAGATGCATATCCTGAATTATGTTCTGTTCTCCACTCCAAAGAATTGTCCCACTTAAACTCAGCAGAAGAAGGCATACCAACCTCATTTGCAACTTTTTTAATTTCTTTTTGAATTGATTTTCTTTTATCATCATCAGATTGCTCACTGGAGCTCTTTGGAGCGCTCTGAGTCACTTCTTTTCCCTTAGACGATACATTATTCGGCTTACTGTCTTTAGCTTTAAATTCATTAACTTTAGCTATTACATCACTTAGTGGTAAATAGATATTGTTTTTAGTTGTGTAACTATTT